CGGCTCCCTCTACACCGTAGACCTGCCCGACGAAAAGATTGCGCAGATGCTGGATTGGGACAAGCCGTTGAGTGAACAGTCTGAATCGGTTCGCAATGCGTTAAGCGCAACAAAAAACAAGCACGTTCGTGCAATGGTGGATTATGCAAGCGCCCCTTATCAAACAGCAGGTCTTGAAGGAGAAATAAAATCACTTGGTGATGCGCTGAAATTGTTGAACATGAATGTAACGCCAAAAAAAGCTTCTGAGTTTTTGAGGCAAGCTGGCATTCCGGGTGTCAAATATTTCGACGCTGGCTCCCGCGACGTAGGCAAAGGCACTCGCAACTTTGTTATATTTCCTGGCGAGGAAAAGCATCTCAAGATTCTGGAGCGTAAGTAATGGAACCGATCCGCAGCACTGGCGTAGAGAAATACTTGTCCATCATTGGCGGGTATGACAACGAGTTTGCCAAGTGGACGGCGCGTACTAAAAAGATCCTCAAGCGGTATCGTGATGACACTCGCGGCAACTCAGGCAATGAGACCGCGAAGTTCAACATCCTGTGGTCTAACGTGCAGACGCTTATCCCTGCGGTGTACGCCAAGCTGCCCAAGGCCGATGTATCGCGCCGCTTTGGCGACAATGATCCGGTGAGCCGTGTGGCCTCGCTGCTCATCGAACGCGCAATCGACTTTGAGATTGAGCATTACCCTGACTTTCGCTCGACCATGCGTTACAGCGTGGAGGATCGGTTCCTCGGCGGGCGTGGCGTGGCATGGGCGCGATACGAGCCGCACGTTGCGCCGCAGGGCATTGGCGACGATGGCTTGCAGGTCACGGAAGACATTGAGCAGGGCGAAGATGGCGAGATGCCGGAGCAGATCGAGTACGAGTGTGCGCCGGTAGACTACGTTCACTGGCGTGATTTTGGTCACTCGACCGCCAGAACATGGGAAGAAGTCACTTGCGTATGGCGCTGGGTCTATATGACCTACGAGGCGCTGGTGGAGCGGTTTGGCGAGGAAAAGGCAAAGAAGATTCCGCTCGATCAGGGGCCGGAACCACTCAACGCTTACAACGAATCAAAGAAATCGTACAACCGCGCAAAGATATGCGAGTTGTGGGACAAGGAAACCAATAAGGTCTATTGGCTTTCGAAGTCCGTGCCGGTGTTCATCGACGAGCGCGATGACCCATTGCAGTTGGAAGGGTTCTTCCCTTGCCCGAAGCCGCTGTATGCGACCACAACCTCGGACAGCCTGGTTCCGGTTCCCGACTTTGTGCTGTACCAAGATCAGGCGATGGAGTTGGACATCCTCAGCGACCGCATTGACGGGCTGGTGAAGTCTCTGAGGGTGCGCGGCGTGTATGACGCGAGCCAGCCCGCATTGCAGCGACTGATGACGGAGGGCGACAACAACAGCTTGATCCCCGTCGATAAATGGATGGCTTTTGGCGAAAAGGGTGGGCTAAAGGGCAGCATTGACCTGTTGCCGCTCGACACGCTGGCTGCGGCGCTGATGCAGTGTTATCAGGCTCGCGACAACATCAAGCAGCAGATTTACGAGATTACGGGCATTTCGGACATCATCCGTGGCGCGTCGTATGCCTCGGAGACGGCGACGGCGCAGCAGATCAAGGGTCAGTACGCTGGCCTGCGTCTGAGGTCGATGCAGGAGGATGTCGCGCTGTATGCGTCGGAATTGATCCGGCTCAAGGCGCAGATCATTTGCAGCAAGTTCCAGCCGCAGACCATTCTGGCTTACGCAGCCGCGCAGCAGATGCAGCCCGCCGACCAGCAGTTGATCCCGCAGGCGTTGCAGTTGATCAAAGACAGGCCGCTACGCAATTTCCGCATTGAGGTTGCGTCCGACTCACTGGTTCAGCTTGACGAAAACCAGATGAAGCAGGAGCGGCTGGAGTTTTTGAACACCTACAGCAATTTCTTGCGCCAGGCGTTGCCAGTGGGTCAGAGCAGCCCCGAAATGATCCCGATGATGATTGAGTTGCTCAAATACGGCGTGGGTGCGTTTAAGCAGGCGCGTCCGATTGAGGGCGCGTTGGATCAAGCATTGCAGCAGTTGACCAAATCTGCTGGTCAGCCAAAGCCCAGCCCAGAGCAGCAAAAAGCGCAGGTAGAGGCGCAGATGGAGCAGCAGAAGGCGCAGATGCAATCCCAGCTTGAGCAAGCCAAGATGCAGTCAACGATGCAGATTGAGCAAGCCAAATTGCAGGCAGAGGCCCAAATAGAAGCCCAGCGCCAGCAGATGGAGGCGCAGCGATATCAGATGGAGGCGCAGTTTAAGGCGCAGGAATCGGCCCTGCGTGACCAATTCGAACGATGGAAGGCGCAGCTAGATGCGGCGACTCGGATCACCATTGCGCGGATCTCGGCCAACCCTGCCGACCCGTCGATGATGGCGGCAGAACAGGCCGCGACCAATACCGTGACGCAAGACTTGAGCAACATGATGGGTCATTGAGATGAAACGCACTTACGTTTACGAAAACGGTGAGATGGTCGAAAAGATCAAGAGCAAGCGCCGAGAGACGCTGCACTACGTCCAGGACGATATAAAGCCCTACCGCAGCATGGCTGACGGGTCGATCATTAGCAGCCGTTCGCAGCACCGTCGCCACCTCAAGCGCCACAATTGCGTTGAGGTAGGCAATGAGTCAATGGAGACCAAGGTGCGTCCGGTCAAGGACACACGGCGCGAAGTTTTGAGAGAGCAGCTTGCCAATATGACGCACAAACAGGCAAATCAGATATTGGGCAGGCTGCGTGATGAGTTGAGATTTTCCAATCCCCACAGGAAGTAAACATGGAAAGCGTTGAGCCGATGACCCCAGCCTCTACGGAGGCAGTAGACCGCCGCGAATTGCTTGCACAGCAGTTTGAGGAAGCAGAGACCGTAGCGCCGCAGGAACGCCCCCGCGATGAGCAGGGTAAGTTTGCGCCGCGACAAGCCGAAACTGTCACTGAGACAGAGCCTCCGGTGTGGAAGCGCCCGCCTGCCTCATGGAAAAAGGATTACCACGAGCCGTGGAACACGGTCGATGACCGTATCAAGGAATACGTCTGGCAGCGTGAGGAGCAGATGCGGCGTGGCGTTGAGCCGCTGCTGACCAAGGCCCAGTTTGCCGACCAGATGGAAGAGGTGCTGTCGCCCTACCGCGACACCATCCGTGGGCTGGGCATCAAAGAATCTGATGCTGTAAAGGCGCTGATGCAGGCTGACCACACGCTGCGTTTTGGTTCACCGGAACAGAAACAGCAGATGTTCATGCAGTTGGCGCAGCAGTATGGCGTGAATGTCGCCAATCAGGCCGTGAGCAATTCGCAGAACCCTGCGATGGATCCAACGATTTACGCTTTGCAGAATGAAGTGGTCAAGGTAAAGGGCCAGCTTCAGTCATGGCAAGAGCAGCAGGAAAAAGCGCAGAACGCTGTCCTGCTGGAAGAGATCAATGGCTTTGCCCAGAAGGCAGAGCATTTTGAGGCGGCGCGTCCCACAATGATTTCGTTGCTCCAGTCAGGAGCCGCGCAAACATTAGAGGAAGCGTATGATATGGCTGTCTGGGGAAACCCAGAGTTGAGGGAGGCGATGCTGGAGGCCCGACAGGCTCAAAGCATGGCATCTGTGAGTGCTGAGAAAAATCGTGCGGCGAAAGTTGCGCGAGCTGCTGCGGTTAGCGTCAGAAGTTCTACACCAGGAACAAACACGGCTCCCAAGGCGCAAGATCGTCGGTCATTGCTGGCAGAGCAATTTGATGCCATTAGCGACCGGCTTTAACCAACTGAAACAGGAGTAATCAAATGGCATTTGCCAATTCCTCGATCAGCGACATCATTGCGACCAACATTCAGAGCCGCACTGGTGAACTCGCTGACAACGTGACCAACAACAATGCGTTGTTGCGTCGGCTGAAGGAGCGCGGGAACGTCAAGACGTTCTCGGGCGGTAACGTGATTTTGCAGGAAATCGCGTACAACGATTCGACCACCAACAACACCAACAGCTATTCGGGCTACGAAGTGCTGAACGTGTCGCAGAACAGCCCCATCTCGGCGGCTCAGTTTTCGATCACGCAGTACGCTGCTGCCGTGTCCATCTCGGGTCTGGAAATGATCCAGAACTCGGGCAAGGAAGCGATCATCGACCTGCTCGATGGCCGCATGATGGTTGCTGAAGCCCAGTTGGCGAACCGCATCAGCGGTGACCTGTACGGCGACGGCACGGGCAATGCTGGTAAGAACCTGACTGGCCTTGCGGCTGCTGTGCCGGATTCGCCTTCCTCGGGTACTTATGGCGGCATCAACCGCGCAACGTGGTCGTTCTGGCGTTCGGTTGCCTACTCGGGTGTCACCAATGGTGGCGCTGCGGTGTCGGCTGCCAACATCCAGCAGTACATGGATGCGGTTGCTGTGCAGTTGATTCGTGGCACTGACAAGCCCGATTTGATCGTGGCTGACAGCAACTACTATCGCCTGTACTTGCAGAGCCTCCAGAGCATCCAGCGCATTTCGAGCGAAGGCTCGGGCATGGCTGGCGCTGGCTTTGCCTCGCTGAAGTATTACGGCGCTGGCATGGCCTCGGATGTGGTGCTGGACGGTGGTATCGGTTCCTCGACCTACAACAGTGGCTCGGGCAACGCGAACCATATGTGGTTCCTCAACACCAAGTACCTGATGTTCCGTCCGCACAAGGATCGCAACTTTGTGCCGATTGGCGGCGAGCGTCAGGCGGTCAACCAGGACGCGATCGTCAAGCTGATTGGTTGGGCCGGGAATCTCACCTCGTCAGGCCCGCAGTTCTGCGG